TGGACAGCTCTCAAGTCTTGCTGTAGTTCTGTCGTGTACTCGGCCTTCAGGGCGCGAGTGCGAGCAGTAACAGTTGTCTTTTCGATGGAGAATGCCATCTCTTGGAAGTCACCGCTAACGCCATCACCAAGAGCTTCACCTTGACCAAGATCCATAGCGATACCAGTGTTGAACGCACCAGCAAACGGATCAGTGGAGAATGGAGGATTCAAAGGACCACCGGTGGGAACGGCATCAGGAGCGCCCGCTGAGTCACCAGAGAACGTCGAATCAGCTTCGTTGACACCGAGAGCTTCATCACCCGTCTGTGACGTGTAATGAGATCGCATCGCAAAGATCAGTCCAGTAGGACCAGTCATTGGCTGCACACCAGCGATGTCGAAAGCGATAAGGTTAGGCATTGCTCGACGAACGAGGCTAATCAGGATGGGATCCCAATTTTGTACTCCAGCGCCGTCGGATTGATTTGTCGGGGCCGCTTCTGCGAGATACTCTTGCTGGTTTTCCAGAAGAATAGTCGTTACAGCCTTGCGGTACGGATCGTCGATTCTCGGCAGATCCGGGTGTTCAACAATCGGTGCCCACTTGTTCTGGAGCGCCTCTGTTAGTGTTCTTCCATTAAGATCCATTATGGATTTCTCCCTTTGTGGTTGTCCTAGTCGCCTACCAATGCAAGCTACTACAGATACTTATAAATCTAAGGCTTTCGACTCCCGTTGGATTAGCCGTTCAATTGCTTTTGGCGGAACCGACCCGTTGCGGATTTGTGTCCAGCCATACGTCCCGTCGCAGCGACGAATGAGGACATTTGTTCGTCCAACTGAACCTCATTCGCACTCGGTTCATTGGATTCGTCAACGCCATCAACGTCGTCGAAGTTTGCTACAATCTGACCAGGGAAGTAGGACTCTTTCAGAATCCCGACCTTCTCCCGGAATTGATCTTCGGTATCGAACTCAACACCCTCTGCGAGAGTGCGAAGTCGTTCGCGGTCAGTGTCAGCTAGACCGTCTGCAACTTCATCGAATACTTCAGTTACCGTCTTGGCGCCCAACTCCTTGCGAAGCTCGACGTTCGAATTGATCTGCTCACCAAGTTGTGATTCAAGATCAGTGATTCGCGTCTGCGATTCCTCGAAAGCATCAATACGATCTTCAGGAAGATCAATGTTGTGCTCCTTGAATAGACCGTGTAGACCAGCCATGAATGACTGTGAAATCTCAGAAGTCAGACCACGCTCAATAGCGAGCTTGTTCTCGTTGACCCATTGCTCAACAACATAGCCAAGATAATCGTCAACACGCTCAACGAGTGTATTATGTTGAGCTTGGAAGCTCTCTTGAATCTCAGCAACCTTCTCATCGAGATAACCGTTGTAAGTCTCGGTCATGTTGGCAGCATGTCGCTGCATAACTTCACTCAAGGCAGCCTGGAAAATCGTGGATGCCTTGTTCTTGAATTCTTCAGTAAGATCCTCACCGTTGAATAGAGCGGCTGTTGCCTCAGCAACAGTCTTGTCCATACCAACTGCGGAAGGGTCGATTGGTCGTTCTTTCGCTGATTGAGCAGCATCAAGAGCGCCACTGGAGGGCTTACCACCAGTACCCTTAGGACCACGTTGACCAGCACGCTTACCGTCTTGGCCAGTATCGTTATCAGCATCGGTTAGTTGATCCTCGGGACGACCGGGGGTAGTTTGAGTCTGACTCTTTGCACCCTCACCAGCCATCTGTGCTTCAACAACTGCTGTACCAACAGGAACCTTGGGGTGAGAATTCATAGTAATCTCGTTACCAATGTCACCCGAATATTCCCCGCTGGTTCGCTTACGCTGTGCGTCGGAGCGAGTTGAATCGTCTGTGCGAGTTAGTTGATCGTCAGCAGCGGCTTCGGTCATATCATCGTCATCTTCATCTTCGTCTGTATCTTCGTCCGAGTCATCATCTTCGTAGAGATGGCGACCAAGCGGGTTACGGCTGCGAGACTCTTCCATCTCGTCATCGTCTTCCTCTTCGTCGTCATTGTGAAGATTCTCTTGAACGCGACTCTTTGCAAGAGCATCAGGTCCTTCAGAACCGAGCTTTACATCTTTGGAAGGACCACCTGCTGCTGGAACTGCCCGACCCTTGAGGGTCTTTGGACGTCCATCATCACCAGGCTGGATAGACTCTTCCATCTCATCCTCATCTTCCTCTTCGTCACTGGCAGCTTCTAGGACCGCAGAAGCGGCCGCTTGGGCAGCGATGCGTGCCGTGTTCTCGGCTTGCTCTAGACGTGTTCTTAGACCTTTGCGTGTCATACTTTTACTCTCCCGGAAAATCTGGATTAAATCACAGGTTGAATCATCATTTATTTATGGATTCAGTGTTTTAGAACCCGCTCATGAATCGTTCAAACGATTCTTCGATCTTGGACTCAAGCTGCGACCTACTCGCTCTGCGTACTTCCTGTTTATATTCTTCTAAGTCTCGGACTTTGAATGCACCATTCTCATAGACCCAATCTTTGTTTTCCATGATACCTCTCACGAAGGCATCGGGTGCTGACGGGTCGGCAACGATATCAGCAGCGGTTGCTAGGTGGAAATCGTCACGGACGACGTTCAAACCGTTTCGTTGCTGTTGCAAGCTGCCCATGCCGCGTGATGATACTCCCAATTGGGCACCCTCGGCGATGAGCGACTTCACGATCTTTCCGAACGGTGTGTCCATGATCTTGGCGCGACCAATGTAATTGGTGCCTTCTCGCTTGAGGCTTTCAATCAGGTGGGAAACTCGTTCGAGATTGATGATGGGTCCCTCAGGATGTCCCAACTCACCGAATGCTCGTTTTCTGTCTACAAACTCTTTGACGTACCGGTTGACTTCTGCATCTAGGATTTCTCTCGGATACATGCGGCCATTGCGGTTCTTGATGTCGGCTTGCAAGAAAGTGCCCTCAATGTACACGTTCTTACCGCCACCTTTGGCATCTTCGACAATGTAAGTAACATCGTTGATTTGTTCTGTAAGTAGTTTCATGTGGTTAGATTCCCATAGTCTTTCTTTTATTTAGGGATCTCTCTCTTTTATGTGCTATAGAAGCGGAATGTCCCTTACGAACGCGGGCACCCTTGACTCCCGCTCTCTCTTTGTCTCTCTGCTCACCGGGGCTCATTCTCACGGGCTGTCCCGCTTGCATCTTGAAACCGGTTCTGGTCTTGGGTTTGCGGACCACCCTGTTCTGCCGGACGACTACTTCCCCAGCAAGGGCGCGTGGTCGATTTGCTGAACCCAACTCATCAAGATCGAAAGGTGTCGAGCCCTTCGGACTCACTCCCCTCTTTCATTCCCCGTTTGAACGCCCTGAGTCCCTTCTTGCTGCCACGTCCTCGCATATTACCCAAATTCTTGGCCAACGTATCGAATTCAGCCTTGTGTTTGACAGCAAATGCTTTCTGAGCCGCAGCTTTTTTAGCCGCCGCGTCGGCGAGCGCCTCATCGAAAGTCTCATCTTCGTCAGCACCCAAGTCGGCCAACTCGGCATTCGGTAATAGTTCATCTTCTGGCTCGGGCGAATCAGTTTCATCATTTCGATTGAGATTTGATGTCTTTACAAGGTCAGCAAGATCCTCCCCCAAACCAAGTCGTGCAAGTGCTTTCTTTTTATCCAAAGCTAAAAGACGGTTTTCTAGTTTCTTTTTTTCCGAAGATTTTACGCCTTTCAGTTTATCTAATTGGCGTACGACATCTCTAAACTCGGCTTCAACCTGTTTTGATGTTTGTCTAGGCGCAGCGATACCCTCATCGAATAGACTCTCTGCAATCAACTTTCGCTGATCGCCGAGAGCAGAAGTTACCTTGTTGGAAAGCATCTGATTTACATACTCGGTAACGCGAACGGCGTCACCTTCTTCAAGTGCCTGCATTAGCAACTCAATTAGTTCTTTGCCATCAAGGGCTTCGTTTACTTGTCTCATGATTGATTCTTTCATTCGATTGAGTCCTGGATTATGCTTACCATCTTCAAGAACCCATTGTCCTCGTACAACATTTAGACCAAGTTTCAGCTTTCGAGCTATAGAGTTATTTCCACTAGTTGGAGTAAAGGCATTTGCAAATGATTTAGTGTCTTTGACTTTCTTTGCTGCGTCGAGCATAAGTCTCAAAGCACTGACATTGTGAAACTTCTTTCGAGAGTCTTTACGATCTTGAGCTTCGATCTCTCTTTTCAAATCAGCTTGGTTCACCTTGGTCATGATTACTTCAAACGGCCTGGATCAGCTCTGAACGAACCACTTGTCTGTTTCATTGCCCAGTTAGTCCAAAAGAGGAATGAGCCTTTGTTCTTACTCAACCCCTGACGAAACTTCTCTTGATTCTTTTTGTTGAGATTATCATGCACAACAACCAAAGCACTTGCAGTAAACAAATCAATAGTCGCTCGCTTGCCGTCGTCAAACTTGACTTGGCCCGCTGTCTTTTTAGCAACGATCTTCTTCAAAATCGGTGTAATATCCTCACCCAAAGAGATTCGAAAGACTTCTCCAGAGGTTTCTTCATTCATCATCGCTGTAATACGCTGTGCGTCTAGACTTTTGGAGGAAACAATCTGCATGATAACCATACGAAGTTCCCTAGCAACTGAACGGCTACCACCACGACCATTCGCTGCTCTAAAGTCTTTGATGAAACTCGCTAGACCTTTCTTCAACTCTCGATCAGTCTTATCCTCGATCAGTTGAAGGACATCTTTGGTCAAACCATATTGTTCTCGCATAGCCTCGATTCGTTCCCTAAGAGCCGCTTCATTGACTTTCAGGTTGTCCTCGTTTGCATAACCAAGCGGGTCAGCAATTGCATTAGATGTTTGGTTCGGGGGTGTTCGTGCTTCGCGTGGGGCTCGCTTTAGCTCGCTAGCCTCAGGTGCATAGGGTCTTTCTTCCATCTGTTCAAAGTCGTGCTGAGCGATCTCTGCTGCAACTTTAAGCACTTCACGCTTTTCGTCCTCAGAGGGCAAGTCACCTGCGGCCAAACCCAGCCCGTGACACTTCAGCATCTTGAGTAGCTTCTGAACACCACCACTGTCTCCCAAATCCAAACCGATCTTTTCGGCAACCTCTTGGGCTAGCTCGTCATTCTCGACACCAAGCTGACTGATCTTTCGAATCAGAACATCGAGCAACTGACCACGGCCCGATAGGTGATGCGGGTCATTGTAGCCACCACGGCCGAAATTATTCGGTCCGCCGACACCACGAAAACTATCACCGTCAAGGTGTTCCATGAGCCCACGAATATCTTTCGAAAGAGATTCGTCGAGTTGAGTTTTCATTTGGGAGAATGTTTTCATTAGCTTTCTTCTTTAGCTTAGCGTCTGGCTTGGCGTCTGGCTTGCTGACGGCCGATTATACGCTGACGATCATCAGCATCAACCTTCGCAGCACGACGACGGAGAGCGTCGGGACTTTTATCTGCGGCATTCTTTTTCTGAACTTTCTGAACTGTTGGAACTGCCGGAGATGCTTCTCGTTCACGCCGGGCTTTCTGTCGGCCGACTATACGTTCTACGTCGTCACGCTCAACTTTAGCAGCACGACGGGCGGCATCTGCGGCATCTCTTGGTGCTTCATTGACATCGGAGGGTACACGAATGTTGCCAAAAACATTCTTAGCTACTTCTACACGCTGCGCCTCTAGAGTATCACCAACCTTCTGTTGGATAACTGTATCGAATGCCGCTTTGAATGCTGCACCATCTTTGTTGGTTGCAGCGTTAATCATGTTCTGTGTTTCATTACTCATAATAGTTTCCTATCTCTTACGCTCAAACGAAAGACATCTCACCGTTAAACTTTTGTACAATCTTTTGCAATTTTTGTAGTGCTTTGGAACCACGACTACCCCCGGCCGTCAGGATAATCTCTGTCTTGGTAAAGTTTTTGATATCTTTTCCAGCTTTCTGTTTCATAATCTCTTTGATAGCATCTTTGGCCATTTGAGCATTTGGAAAAGTTGCTGAAACTTTACGGCCGATCTTTCCACCACTTGTCTCACCACCACGAATACCACCACGGGGAAGGCCTGGTCCAATGGCTTCACTGGTCGGTACACGAATGTTTCCAAAGATATTCAGGGCAATATCCTGTCTCTGCGTTTGCAAATTCTCACCAACCTTCTGTTGGATAAGTGTATCAAATGCCTCTTTGAATGCTGCACCATCTTTGTTTGTTGCAGCGTCGATCATGTTCTGTGTTTCATTACTCATCATAGTTCTTTCTTAACCACTAGGTGGAGTAGGTGATACTGACGAAGCTACTGGTGCTGGACCAGGAGTAGGTTGCGGGGTTTCACCCGGTAACGATGGGGGTCGCGGTGGAACACCTTGACCCTCTGGTTCTGGAATCTCACCTGGCTCGTCCCCTTCCTCTTCTAGCTTTTGTTCCTTCTTTATCTCTTTCTTGATCTGTTTGATTTCGTCATCTGATTGATGCAAGACGTTCTTTTGAATCCATGCTTTCGAATAGAAACCTTGATCCACGGCTTCAGCAATATTTGTCAGAAGGTCAAGTCTCTCACGCAGGATCTCAGCATCCTTCAATTCTGCATAGTGTGAGTCTCTTGCCCAATCAAAATGCAGAGTCTCAGCAATATTCTCCCAGTCGGTATCAGTCAAGATACCCTTCATGATTACCTGAGATCGCAGCAGACCTTGTAGAAATTCTGTAAACTTGTTGCGAATCTTAGCAACAAACTTCGAGAACTTCAATTCGTCTCTAGTGATCTCGCTTGCTCGGCCCAAACCCTGAACGCCCGCTTCGGGGTCAAGTCGTGAGATTGGAACATTCAATGCTTTATAGAGCTTCTTCAAGAAGAATTCTACGTCGGCCATCTCTCCTAAATTATCACCACCTGGAAGGGTTGTGATTTCTGTTCCTCGTCCTCCTTCACGTCTCGGAAGCCAGAAGTCCTCTAGCATTGAGAAGTGTCGTCGTGTGTCTCGTATCTCACCTGTCTGAGCATCGTATACCAGCTTGTTGCGGTAACGATTCATGATGTCTTTGAGATACTGTTCTGCCTTTACCTTCGGCAAAGAACCCACGTCGATGTAGAAGATTCTACGTTCAGGGGCTCTTGAAATTCGGTAGATCACCACCGCATCTTCAAGCAATCTCAGTTGGTTCATTGGCTTTAGAGCTTTATGCAAGTACCCGAAAACCCTCTTGATTCGATGTCTACCTGGAGTTGAAATGGCTTGTCGTGATGCTGGTAAGTCAATGACCAGGCCTGAATGCACGAATGAAATTGCGTCAACTGAAATCTTTATTCCTGTAAGGTCTCCCTGTCCTCCTGAGATATTCGCGCCAGTTTGAAATCCATTCTCGTTGTAGATGTAGTATTCATCAACGACTTTTGGAAGCTCAGCACCGCTTTCTTCGTCACGTTCTCGAACCACTTCACGAATCTTGCGAATCGCCAAAGGATCAATTTCACGAATCTCCAAAATTCCTTTCTTCTGGTCATCTTCATCAACAAGAATGTGATGGTACATACGACCGTCGATATACCACTTACGAAACTTCTCATGTCCTCTTGTCTGGAACTTCAATAGTTGCAGAATGGCTTTGAATTCCTCCTGCATCTTCTCTTTGATCTTTTTAGAATCCTTGACACCCTTGAATTCTACATCATCAAGATTCAGTTGCACTATCGGTTTTCTCTCATCGGCAACAATCGCCTCGTTGATAATATCCTCAATGGCACTGTCGATCTCCGGGTGAAGTGACAACTCTCGATAGGTAAGTATATTGTCGAAGTCAGTCTGACCGAGCTGTCCTCCAGTATCAAAGAAGGTGCTGGTGAAGGCAAACCCACCGGCACCACGTTCAATCGTAATAGAGCCATCAGTTTCATCAGCTAGAACAAACGAATCTTTCTTTCGTTCTTTGTCGATAAACTTCTGGCTGCGCCCAAACTCAACTCCAAATATCTTCAATGGCATAGTATAAAATCCTCACTAACGTAAGGTTAGCTTAGCTGGTTGTTCCGGAAGTCCAGTATTGGTACTGCAACGTCACGGTGAATTCTTCAATTGCATCGCCAGATTCATAGGATAGGTCAATGGCACTAACAGTTGACGGCCAACAACCTTCAAACAAGTAAGTCTTAATGGAACCGGGGTTGACGCTTGGACCTTCGCGGGTGAACTGCTCGACCTGAGCTTGCTGAATATAAGAATTCAAACCACTCGGTCCAACGTTTGCCACGTGGGCGTTGATCGTATTCATCCATCCTTCGAATGCATTACGAATCGCAAAGTCTGTATCGTTAATGACTGTAATGGTCCATTCCTCGAATGTTCTATCACCAGCGATCTTCAGTTGACGACCACGGAATGGGACAGGAATGATACCGACCGTTGAGGATGGCAGACTCGCTGCTTTGCAAAGAAACTGCAACTTGCGAGAGGGACCACCACCACCAAGTACATTAGAAACAGCACCGACAGCACCACCGACAGCACCACCAATGGCACCACCGACAGCACCTAGGCCTGTTGCAAGGGCACTAGACGCACCAGACGGGAAACCCATTGAGACGCGGAACAGATTCGGTCTTGCTCCACCGCCTGCGAGTGCTCCCTTGAAATCGTCAATTCTGAATGACATTTGTTAGTAACTCCTTTAGGAATATGTATGCCTTAACCGCCAACTTCGCTGAAGCTAACACCGGTTCTTACCGCGATGAAGTTCAATTGGATGAAGTTGATGGATCGAGTTGGCTTGATGAAGATGTCTGCAACAAACTCGTTTCGGTCAATGACCTCAGGAGTGTTGTTAGTTTCATCTGCAACGACCTTGAAGTCCAAGATACCACGACGACCCTGAATCTCTCGAAGGAATGGCTCTACCAACTGGCGGAACTGAGAACGAGTAAACTCGTCATTGAATTCGAACAAGATGAATTGAGCCGCTTTAGCGATTGACTTCTCAAGAATGATGAACAAACGACGAACATTGATTCGATCGAATGCACTTGGTCGTGATTGCAAAGTCTTGTCACCAAAGAGAACCGTACCCTCACCCGGGAACGAAACTACTGGATTGACACCGTTAGAGTAAAGACCGTCGCGTTGAGTTCTGCTTGGGTTGAATGCCATCTTGACCGCATCACGGATCTGACCACGGTTGAAACCAGCAGGCGAGAACCACGGGTCAGCAATATCGTCGGTACGAACAACCAGACCAGCAATGTCACCGTTGAGGGGAACAAAGCGGAATACGTCATTGAACTTGTCGAATTGGAACTTCCAGCCGCTGTCCATCACCGCATAGGATGTCGATGGCAATTGGTTACGGAAGTCGATGACATCATTTGTTTCGTCACCAGTATTGTTGATTACGTCTTCCTTCTCAGGCGAAACGAATGCGATGCAGTCCTTACGATCATCACAGATACCGATGACAGCAAGAGCAACAGCTTCGCTTGCGGGACCAGTGAGAATCAATGAAACGTCTACTTCTTCAGCGTTCGCAAACAGGTCATAGCCCCGAATGACATCACCATCAGTGGGAGCAGAACCAGTCGCACCACCTGAAAGATCGCTGTCGAAGATACCAAGCTCGTCGTAATCGACGTTTAGAGCATCCGCAGGATCACCCCAATTGGTAGCACCGGACGGGAAATCACCGAACCAGATGAACGAGGAATCTTCATTGACTACATCTCTGTAGTATGCCTTGGAACCATCATTGTTGACTCCATCAGAGGCCTTAGAAAGAAAACTGTAAGTCTCAAGTACCGTACCAGCTTCGCCAGTCCAAAGTCCATCCTTGTCGATAATGACCAAGTGCAACTCGTCGTTGCTACCGGCACGGCCGGCAACAAAATCTGAAGTAGCGGGCTGCTGACCGAATAGATTTTTGAAGTCCCAAAGATCGAATTCTGAGACAGGTGTTCCACCGTCGGCCGCAGTAAGATCGAAGCCGGATGTTAGACCAAGGAGTACCTCACCACCGGGCTCAAACGCACCACCCGCACCATCGACCAACAGAACTGAACCTGTCTGGCCCACAGCAGCAGCGGTATAGCTTACAACCGTCGCAGTAGTACCTGAAGTCTGGCCTTGTACGGTTTCGCCAACGTTCAGCTCCTCACCACTAACAAACGCAGTAGTATCAACAAATTCTAGTTTTGTGCTTTCACCATCGCAGATGCTTACCTGAAGGCTATTGCCTAGGGCGCCGGGGTACTTAGCGATCCACTCACCAGCACTTTGAAGAACGAC